CTTCGTATGCATTATTGTGTTCGAGTAATATTCTATATCCTAAATCAAATACTGTGGCTTTAAATGAAGCATTGCAAGGACGTCGTCATATGACAGTAATGGCTTTTCTCTCTGATAAGAAGTACTTGAAAAATGGAATACCGAATGCACGTAAGATTCATGAAGATGATGAGAAGTATCCGGGTGAATATAGACATTTGTCCTTTGCTGTTTGTCCGCCTTTGGAAACGATTGAGCCTACAAGTGGAAATTTGACATTTGCTGAATTAAAAGAGGTACTTAAGGAAGAGCTCCTAGATCATCATGATTTGCAACAAAAACTAATCAAAAAGTATTATGATGGTATTGCGTTGGCAGAGCCTGATGTTGTTGAGACTATGGCTGAGACTCGTGAGGTAAGAATTGAGCAAGTGCCAGAAGGAATTGAGAATGAGACTCAAGGACCCACTGCAAGTACTAGTTCGCAGGCATCTTATTTTTCGTTTCGTACTAAGAAAGAACCTGATGGTAGTTTTGTTGATCTAGACGATTGTGATGAGAATAGAAGAGCGAATCTTGGTGTAATGCCGAGGGGTTTGCAAGATTATACTGCACGATTGCATGATAGAGTAGTACAAGACAATGATAATATGTTTAGTGGACTAGTTAAGATTCCAGACCCTCTTTCAGTAGAAGATGTAGAGGATGATGAATTGCGTGAGTTTTTGATGAGACATAAGGTCTTTGGAGATGCACATACTGGTTTTTACCGGTATACTAAGAATGATCTTGAGTTGTTAAAGAAATTTACACTCAAGAATGCTATTCTGGTTCAAACCCAAGGTACTTACGTTTCTGATGAATTTTATGAGTTTGCTCAAAATACGTGGTTTGGTGCTATGTCAGAACATTTGAGACAGGCTTGGTATGTGTTAACATATAATCGATTTCAGGCTGTGAGAAACCATTTCGTTGGAACTTTAAAGCGAATGACTGGATATAATTATCTCAAAGATGCTATGAGTTGGTATAAAGAGAAATTTTTGACAATAGCTGATAAAATTTCAAAGTTTCTGAAAGAGCATTTACCATTGAAATTTTTCTTATCTGCTCTGAAGTTTGCTGCTGTTGTTGGTGCCGTGGTTTTGTTGAGTTTTGGAGCATATAAGTTGCATAAGAAGCTTCATGAGAAACCTAAGGTGATTATGGTTGGTGACGTACCTAATATGTATCCAGTACTTGCTAGTAGGTATAAAGAACTACAGGGTGAAGAACAGATTGCATATTGTGTGGAAAGAAAAACTGAGTGGGAACAAGCTCTTCGAGATGGTAAAACTCAGGAAGTTTTAGATAACTTGTTAAATACCCCAGAAATGGGTCCTTCAGGTGATCAGAAGACTTCTCGAGCAAGAGCGAAAGTTGTTGTTAGAAACAAGCAAGAAATGAATGAGCCGGTCAGAAAGAAGAAAGATGTGGATTTAGATCAGATTAATGAGACACAATCATGTCCTGATCAAAATGCGATCGAATTAAGAGATCATAAAATTATTCCACATATGTGGACTTTGATTGCATTTCAAGAAGGATGTGAAAAACCTCGAACTATAGTAGCTTTGGCTGTTGATGGACAGAATTTGCTCTTACCATATCATTTTGTTGAAGGATTAGATCAAGGAACTCGAATTACTGCGAGCGGTGCGTCCGGAATTGCTATCGTTTTCTCACTTGATTGGTGGAAAACGAAGCGGTTTGGAAAAGCCGATGTTTGTATAATTCGAGATATTGCTAGGTTGCCTCCTGCTCCAATATTGTCAAAATACTTTATTAGAGATGAGGACTTACCTTGGTATAGATCTATGAATGGTGAGCTTATAATGAGAAATTATGATGCCAAACGTGGAGATAGCTTTGTTATTTATCCTAATCTGGACATAAGAGCTCTGGATTTGGTAGATAAACCAACTGAACATTTAGTTGGTAATGAAATTGTTAATGTTAGACAGGGCTGGTCACACGATGCTCCTACGAAGAAAGGAAATTGTGGCTCGTTATTGATGGTATATGGAGGAAAGTATTTGCGTAAGATGCTAGGGATTCATGTGTCAGGATATGCTGGTAACACTGGTGGTATTTGTACACTCGTTACTGAGGAGATGATACTTGAGAATTTGTCTGAAAATGCTTTTGATTTGAATGAAGAACAAAGGGGGACACTCCTTGTTGATGATCTGGATTCAAGCTTTATTCCCGCAGGATATAAAGTTTATGGCCATGTTCATCCAACAAATGCAGTGTTTTCTCCGGCAAAGACAGACATAAAACCAAGTGTCCTCCATGATTTAGTGCGAGAACATGTAACAGAACCATCGGTGTTGTCATCGAGAGATTCACGAGTGGATAGTAAGTTTTTAGGTAAAAGTCCGTTTTCTAATGCTCTGGGTAAGTATTGTGTTCGAACATTGCCGTTTTCTCCCAACTTAATTTGGTCAGTTGAAACTCATTTAGAGATGCTTCATGAGAAATTTG